AGAAGTTGATATTGAAGAAAAACCCGCACCTATAATCATTGAGCCTGAAATTGCTGTTGTCACTGAAGATAGGGGTGAAGTTGTAGAAATGATTGAACCTGAAGTTGTTGAACCAGTCGAAGTTGACTATGACGATGATTTCATCGTTTTACCATTAAACATGGTCCAAGTATCTTCACGCAAATGGAATGTGCTTGACGCTGATGGCAAGGTCGTTAAAGAGAAGATTTACAAAAAAGACGCTGAAGCATTAATCAAAGAATATGAGGACGCTGCAGAGTGAGCAATTTTTGGCATTATCCAGATAATCCTAAGTTTTGGGAAGGTCAAACCGCTTTTATTTTAGGTGGGGGCCCTTCTCTTGACATGCCTTTGGGTAGACTTTATGACAAGAACGTTATTGGGGTCAACGAGGCATTCAAATTAGGAGATTGGGTTGATGTCAATTTTATCGGTGATTATAAATATTATAATCACAATAAAATGAACCTTTATAATTATAACGGAATAACAGTCTCATGCGTTGGTGGAACAATTAATGACCCCAACGTATTGACTGTTTATTCATCAAATGAAGTGATGACTCTTAAAAAAGGTCGTATTGGAAAATCACTTAATAGCGGTATTTCAGCAATTAACTTGGCTTATCAGTTTGGCGTTAAAGAAATTGTTCTTCTTGGTTTTGATATGGGTATTCATAACGGTCAAAATTGGCACAATAATAATGTTGCAATCAATCAGTTTAAAAAACAGATCACAGAGAAATACTATGCAAAAGTTAGAAGTGTTATTGAAAGTAGAGTCTCGGATGTGTTAGAAAAGGCCGGTGTTAAAGTTGTCAACTGTACACCTGATTCTCAGTTAGAATGTTTTGAGAAAATGTCCTTGGATGAGTATTTTCTTCAGCAAGACAAGTACATAAACGATTTTAATGAGGAATAATCATGTCAAGCCACAGTCCAAGCCCATCAGCAAGCCCATCAGCAAGCCCAAGTCCATCTGATCCATGTGCAGGATCAGAACCTAGAGTGACAGCAAGTCACGTTCGTTGCATCATGTCTGATCTTGGTGATGTAACAGATGAACAAATCGATTGCTTTATTCAGGCTGCACATGTTATGATTGAGAATACATTTACTAATGACGACGAATGTGTGGTAAATGATTGTACGCTTTTCACTTTAGAACAATGGTTAGCGGCTCATTTTGTATCAACGGCTGACCCTAGTACAATCTTAGAACGTTATGGTGATGCCCAAGATAACTTTGGTGGTGTTTTTGGACTGGGTTTTGATGGTTCGAGATACGGCCAACAAGTCATGAGGTTAGACCCATGTGGCAAACTTAGTGATAAAAACGAAAAAGATAAAATTGTAACAAGAAAGTTAATTTTCCAAGCTAGGGGTCGTTAATGGCAGCAACAAAAAGAAGACCAGATTTGGTAAGTTATTGGCCATCAGTTGAATCTGATGGCTTTCCTGTTGCTGGTCCCATCACAGCACCAATCGAGCAGATTTATGTTCGTTGGCAAAATTTGATGGAAACATTTATCGATTTGGAAGGACGCGAACAGGTTAGCCGGGCTGTGATTTACTCCGACCCTGGGTTAAATAGGGGTGGGTACTTAATGCGCTCATTGAGCATTGGTCCCCAATATGTGGAAACATACCCTCCAGTTGTTCCTCATACGCTTGAGGGATATTTAGAATACTGGAAATTTAACAACAATTTGAATGGAGTAAAAGGAAATGATTTCGTTCTTTCAGGTGGAAACGCCTTTTATGATGCAGGAGTTTTGGATGAATGTATTACCACTGGTGGTGATTCTGGGTATTCTCTTGACACTATGTCTGATTTGTCAATTGACGATTTTGATGAATTTAGTATTTCGGGTTGGTTCAGTTCGACTACCCCAGGTTATGGCAGCAGCTCTATTGTTCTTTCTATCACCAATAACCTACGTCTTACCATTGAAGTAGGCCAAGTAAATAGAATTATTTGGGGCGATGACGCCCTTGTTGATATTACTATCTCAAATCAAGATGTCGGATTCTTGTCAGAGTTTACACATATTGCAGTTAATTGGAAGCGTGATAAAATTCAAGATATTTATATCAATGGTTTTAAGGCTGATGCTGGTACAACTGATATTTATGACAGTTTATTAACTGAAAATTCATTAAATGTCACAACTGATGTCAATGAAGGTTCCATTTTACTGGATGAACTTCGTGTTTATGGTGAAGTGTTGACATTAAAAGATATCCAGTATCTTGCTGCAGTTCATCCACAGCAATATACAAAAGATGCTTTTGAAATAAGGCAAACATACGAAACTCATAACTTGAAAGGGTCAAAGGTGATTTATAAGTCATGGCTAAAATCAAGGGATTAGAGAAAGTGATTGCCAACTTAAATAAGGAAGTTTTAGGTGTTAAAAAGCGTTCTAAAAAAGGTTTGATCAAACTAGGTTTGGAAATTAAGCGTCGCTCTCAATTAAAAACACCAATTGAATTCGGAAACCTAAAGGCATCTCATTATGTAGCTTGGAAGGGTTCTTCGACGGCTCCCCCTGCATGGAAAGCTGATACTGAATCACCAGACAAGATGGTTCGCCTACAGAGAGAACACAATTCAGTTGTTAATAATGCAGCATCAAACTTAAAGGAAACCCAAGTACGCGTTGGTGTGTCTGCGTTTTATGCCGGTATTCAGCATGAAAATTTGGAGTTTCAACACACTGTTGGTGAAGCTAAATTCATGGAAAAGGCGATTCGTGAGATAACCCCTAATGCAGCTAAAATTGTTGCTGAAGATGCAAAGTTTTAGGAGAATATCATGAGTAAAAATAACGAATCCGCCGCAATAGATATTAAAGATATAATTACAGCCGATACCAACCCATTTACGGGCGAAGCTCAAAACATTGGAAAGTTTGCTGCTAAAATGGGTTGGGGTGTTTTTGTTGCTCAAGAACCTGAATCGCCTGATAACACTATTACAATTTATGATTCTCCGTCATCTTCATTGACAGTCAATCCAATAAACAAAAAAGGGCGATACTTTGAATCATCATCTCCAATTGTTCAGGTTAGAATAAGGTCAACCGATTATGAAAGTGCTTATGCAAAAGCAGTTGAAGTGCAAGATGCTGTTGCTAATGAAGGTTCTTATTATACCAGAAAGTTCAAATATAGTGCTTTTTATGTTAACAACCCACCCTTTCATTTAGGTGAGGATAGTAACAATCGACAACTTTTAGTCATTAATATCACATGTCACAGAACTTATATTTTAGGTCAAGAATCAGGTTCTCCATCGTGAATTAATGATTAATTAAAAAAATGATTAATATGAGTCTATATTTTAACTACTAAAACTATAACAAAAGGAGATGCAAGATGGCAAACCCTCCATCAGTGTCAAGGGGTATAACAATTAAGTTTCATGACTCAGATTTTGAAGCTTGTATTGTTAATGTAACACCCCCTAACATTAGTCGGGAATCATTAGACGTCACCTGTCAGAGCGATAATGGGGCTATGAAGTTTATCCCCGCTTGGTTTTATGATGGTGGTGAATTGCAACTATTGATTCAGTTCGATCCAGAAGAGCAACCACCAATTATCACGGATAATCCTGCAAATGAGCTTATTACCATTACTTTCCCTGATGGGTTAGGTCAATGGGAATTCCTAGGTCATATGAATCAGTATTCGCCAAATGCTGATCTTAACACTGTTATGCAAGCAACTGTTGGTGTCAAAGTTGCCGATGATATTAGTATCACATCAACATCTTAAAAATTGAATATTAAAAGTTAATGGAGAATAAACTATGAGTGACATAGTTGAAAGTAGTGAAGAGCCAATTGTCTATTTAGACGCTGCGGCAATTTTGGGTCAAGATGATATCAATTACAAAGATGTTGATATGTCAGCTTTTTGGAAAGCACCTCCAGGTCAGGTAAAAGCTTGGGTTCGTATTAGAACAATGCCTGGAACAATGCGTGACCAATGGGAGAAGATGTTATCATCAAAAGCGGATCGCCAAGGTAAAAAGGTACGTGTTAAGAATTTTGATAACCTAAAAGTTACCTTAATTCAAAAGTGTGTAGTTAATGCCCAAGGCGAACCGCTTTTTAATATCAATCAAATTGAGCAATTGAATACGAAAAGTTCATCAGCAATAGATTATCTTTTCCAAAAGTGTCAAGAGCTTAATAAGTTGACTAAAGAAGATGTTGAGGATCTTGTTGAGGATTTAGACATCGACCTGAGCGACGAGAGTGGTTCCGACTCGCAACAATCTTAGGTTGTAGCGTCAAGGAAGCGCAGCAGCGAATTAGTTCCTGTGAATTCGCTGAATGGCTGGCGTATCATACGCTTGAAATGCCAGAACCGCAAAGGTCTGATTACAGGGTTGCGAGCGTTGTGCAAACTATTGCCAACGCTAATAGAGGTAAAGGGAGAGCCCCAATACCACTGGAAGATTGTAAGTTAGATTTCGATACATCAGTCAAGCAGCAAACTCCAGAAATGGTAATGGCTCACTTGAAACAGTTTTTTGAAAAAGTTAATGCTAAAAAGGTTTCGTAAATGGCGATAGTTCTTGGTGATTTAATTATTAATTTAACCCTCGAGGATGAGGATTTAAAAAAAGAAATTAAGGATGCTGAAAAGGAACTTAATGAATTTGAATCCCGAGTTGATAAAGTAGGTAGAGGTATCCAAGATATGGGTGCTAAACTTACCGCTGTTTTAACCTTGCCTTTAATTGCGGGTGCTGCCTTAGCTGTCAAAGCAGCCGCTGAAATGGAAGTCCTCCAACTCCAATTTGAAACCATGTTACAATCGGAGGCATTGGCTTTATCGCTGATGGAAGATATCAAACGATTCTCGGCGGGGACGCCATTCCAAATCCAAGAAATCGCTAATGCTGCGGGTGTGTTAATCACAATGGGTCGAACCATCGACCAGGTTAAAGAAGACCTTAAATCATTTGGTGATGTTGCTGCGGGAACACCCGCATCCTTGGAGGACTTGGCTAACATTATGGCTAAAATTATTGGTTTGGGTAAAGTCCAGGCTGAAGAATTAAGGCAGTTAGTTGAGCGTCGAATACCTATTCTTGATGTGTTAGGTAAAATGCTTGGTAAAACAGCTTCAGAGCTGTTTAAGATGGCTGAACGTGGTGAATTATCATCTGAATTAGTCATTAAAGCATTCAGGAAGATGTCAGGTGAGGGTGGTCGCTTTGAGAACCTCATGGAACGTATGTCTAATACTGTTGTGGGTTTATGGTCAAATATTAAAGATAACATCTTCTTAACTGCCATTGAATTTGGTGATATGATTGTTCAAACTTTTGAGTTGAAAAAAGTGATGGATAATATTATTAAAACATTAAATAAATTTAAGACATTAATTCAAGGGTTAAACCCATCTCTTAGGAAGTTAGTTTTAGGTATCGTTGTTTTCTTAGCTACGATCGGTCCATTGCTTTTAGCTTTAGGTACTGTGATTTTAACTGTTAAAACGCTTATTGTCACATTATCGGCCTTAAAAATCGCTTTAATGGCATTTACATTAAACCCAATTGTTCTTGGTATTTTGGCTGTTATTGCTGTTCTTTTATCACTTGGTGTTGTTTTGATTCAAACGTTAGGTACTGGTGAAACATTCTTTGAGCGAATGCAATCATTACTAGGTCAAGATATTGCCAGTTGGGAGCATTGGGGTAATACATTGATTCAAATATTTGCTATGGTCTCTGAGTGGTTTATGAAGGCTATTGCAGGGATAAAATTTGGATTCAACCAATTAGCTAATGATATTGAATTATTTGTTTTTGAAATGCTTGTTAGCACAGCTCTATCTGATGAAGCAAAAGAAGCTTACCAAGCCCAAGTTGCTGAATTGGGCAAACGCTCTGGAGAGATTGAGCGTCAATTCAAAAAAGACTTAGAAAATGCCGAAAAAATGAGTAAGATTTTCATCAAAGGGCCGGTTAAGGCTGAAGAACAACAAAATATTGACAAAGCTGTAAAAGAAGCCCTTGGGCCAATCAAAAAGTTTTCAGAAATTGTTGATATTCGAAGTGAGGCAGCTTTCTTGATTAGAAATAATCTCCAATCAGAAGGTCAAAAAAACTTGGCTGCAAATGAAAAGACAGCTGCTAATTCAGATAAAATGGTTAAGGAGTTAGCGGGCATCAAAGAAGCCATTAAAAAAACTAAACCAGTGACAACAGGAATTTAATATGTCTAGTCATAGCCCGAGTCCAAATCAAATACCGGTAAAATTCTGTGAATCAGTTCACGAAAGGGCTTCTTCTATTGAAAATGATGGATCTACTGGTAGTAAGGAAAGTGCTACGCGTTCGTTTCTTCTTGAGTACTCAACGCCTTTAGATGATACACGTGAGGCATTGCATTATTATGAATTACCAGAAATAAATGCCCCATACCCAGGTGCAGATTGGTTGCGCGTTCAGAGCAAACGTGTAGACCCAATGGATGGGTATTTAGTATTTATTGTTGTGGTTAATTATGAAATCCCACCAGTTGATGAATTTGAAAACAATCCATTAGACCAACCTTGGGCGTTTTCGACTGATGTTCGTGAAATTGAAGCTGTCCTTGAGGAAGATTTTCAAGGGAATTTATTTAGAAATACAGCACGTGAATTCTTTTTACCACCTTATAAAGACACTGAGTTTATCACAGTTATTAATTTAACTAAGAACATACCAACATGGGCAATGAGTGATCAGTTGAATTATCAAAACAAAGTTAATAATGCTGATATCACTATTTTAGATTATCTATTCCCTAAACATTGTTTATTAATGAATCGATACACAACCACAGGAAAAGAACAGGCAAATGCCGAGGGTGAGGACTATTATGTTCTTCAAATCCAAATGTACTTTAGAGAACCAAGGATTTTTGAAGACATCATTTGGGTAGATGAAAGTATTCAAGAGTGCGAACCTGATCGAATTCAAGGGCCAGTTGATTACACTTTAGCTGGTTGGGATTTATTAGTGGTTGATCAGGGTTTTAATTGCTTTAGAAATCCTTGCGGAAGCAAGAGGTCAGGACCAGTTCAGTGTCAAACAGAGGATGGTA